AGAACATTGCATTTCGTAACATCAGAATCGAAAGAGAATCTACAATTAAAACGGTTACCCGTTATTGTAAATTTACAATTTGCATTATCAACAAAATGCCAACTAACATCGGCTGTATTTTCTTTGCCATTTTTAAAAATACAATTCTTTATAATAATATCCATACTTAAATTACTGCCACTGCCTAAAGGCTTGGAAAGATATTGTGTATGCTCGCCTTTAATATATTCTACAATCAAATTGTCATACACGTGTTTATAATAAGAATCTGCACCTGAACCTTCATCGTGAATAGCATAAATATTATCATATTGAATAAGATGTCCATCATGTAACTCATAGTTAGAATTGAAACCAACTCTTTGAGTCCCGAATAAAGATTGGTTACTACATACTATTTCAGAAGCACTATCACATTTAGAAATAAGAGTTGAATTATTGAAAAAATATCTACAATTACCACCAATTGGTAATTCGATAGCAGTTACAAGCTTATATTTAGTATTTATCAAATCGAATATCTTTATAAAAGTATATTCACCAGTTTCAAAATAGACATCACAATCCTGAGTAATATAAGCGGAAGCTAACTTAAGAAAAATCTCTTCCTCACTATCACTAAGATTAATATTGACAATAGGTCGAGTTCCTCTCTTTTTAAGAATAGTAGACTGGCATAGTTTTAAATTATAATTATTCTTAGCAGAAGCAAAGAATTTATCAGTCATTATACTATCTCTATAATATGTAAATGCAACTAATTCAGCATTTTCAGGAAAATTTTCTTTAAGAACCGGATTGTTATTATAAAAATTAAGCATAGAAATGTATTTACCGTCTTTATCAAAGAAAACAACGTCAGCATTTCCATTTGTATTTGTATAAATATTATTATTTCTATCAAGAGGAACAATAGATGTACAATTTCTTTGTAGTATATTATCATGTACAATTACACCATTTTGCCAAACTTTATTTTCGTAAATGTCAAACAATAAATTGTAATCTGTGATTTCTATATCATTTTCAACCATAGCAAACACAGTTTTGTTTAGCCATCTACCGACATCAGTAAATGTTCCGCCCTGGAACTCCCACGTTTCTACCTTGCCGTCCGAATTTATGAACAATACCTTCAGCCCGATATTTCTAAGTTCCTGCGGAACTTGGGCAATGGCGCCTTTCAGACTGTACTTGTTACTCCCGTCAATTCCCGAAGTAGAATGCTGGACGGAAACATTATACTCGGTGATGTAGTTCATATAGTCAGTGCTGCCACCAGTGCCACCACCAGTGCCGATGTATTCCTTCAATGTAGCGGTACTCATTGAGCCATTGCTACTACCTTGCTGAAAAGGTATCAGCTCGTTTCCTGTTAAGTTCTCCTTTTGAGGGAGTTGTCCTATTTGTAATCCTTCTGCCATATCTTTTTATTTTTTATCATTTTATTTTTTGTTATCTGCAAGTAATATCGGCTCTTCGTTAGCCAACAATAACGGAGTGCCATCCGACAATAATAAATACTTTCCGTCAGGGGATGGGTTTGGTCCCGGTTTATTATCCTTGATATATGAATACCCTATAGTAAGTATCCCAATAGTAGGAATACCGATTGTCGGAATGCTGATGTTGGGGATAGTGATTGGTTTCATAGGCTATCCCTCTTTAATCATTTTGGCTTCCAATACTTCGGTAGCGCTCTTGATTGTGACGTTTATGCCATTCGCTATCCCTGCGATGCGGAAAATCGTATTGGACGCACCGTTATATTGGGATGCGTTGGGATAAAGAGGGACGGGCTCCAAATCATCAATTCCTGCGAAAGCGGTCACATATCCGCCCTTGTTCTTTATCTGTATGGTAACGGGATTACCGTCACTGACAAACGTTGCGTAATACGCTGTTTTGCCTTCTTCTTGTTGAAATGATAAAACTTCTGCTGCCATGATGTTTACTTTTTAGAGTTTCAATACTTGGTTTCTGTTGCCCTCTCTTCGGTGGCTGACGTGTACCCATGAGAAGTTTTTCTCATCAATAACCTGGTCAAAGGGAAGCTTCAATTCTTGTATAAGATTAAACAGTCTTTTGTTCTCTTTCGGGGTATTCGGAGTGCCGACAATATCGGCAGCACACCCGTTCATGTGGTCGCTCGTTTTAGAGCCGCCTACCGCTTTATTC